CCGCGAATGGCGAGAACAAGTAGATCCGTGGTGGGCAGAACGCCTAGGCATACCAGACCTAACACCTAGATATGTTCTACAACAATGGGGCACTGAAGTGTGTAGTAAAGGATTTCATAACGATATTTGGGTAGCTAGTTTAGAAAATAAATTACGCAAAACTACAGATGATATAGTTATTTCTGATTGTAGATTTCCAAATGAGATTGAATCGTTAAGATCGATTGGTGCAAAAATTATTTGGGTTGAACGTGGTGATCGTCCTATTTGGTATGATTGGGCTGTGAATTACAATCGATGCCAAGATAAAGAACACAAATTGACAATGCGTATTATTTCTGAATTAGAAGAAAGTCCATTCAAATACAGAATACATGAAAGTGAATGGGCTTGGATTGGTTCTGAATTCGATTTTATAATTGATAATAATGGAACACTTCAAGATTTGAGTAATAATGTTCAGGATGTATTGAAACAAATTGGTATCTAATTTATAATTGTAGTATTACTTGTGAGGTTATTATGAAACTATCTAATGAAACACTTTCTATTCTAAAAAACTTTGGTGCAATCAATTCTGGTATTCTTTTCAAAAAAGGTAAGAATCTCAGGACAGTTTCTTCACAGAGAAACATTCTTGCTGAAGTTACTTTGAATGAAGAAATTCCTGCTGAGTTTGGTGTATATGATTTGAATAATTTTCTTTCAATTCTATCACTCCACAAAGACGATCCATCGTTTGAATTTGACGATAAGCAGGTAACGATTGTTGGCAACAAAGGTCGGAGCAAGGTTCGGTATCGTTATTGTGCGCCGAATATGATTGTTACTCCACCTGAGAAAGCAATCACTATGCCTGATCCAGAAATCAATTTTACTTTGTCTGCTGAAGATTTTGAATGGATTCTTCGTGTTGCATCTGTTCTGGCATCACCTGATATCGCAATCGATTCAGATGGTCAAAAAGTAAATGTTGTTACTATGGATGCAGTCAATGATGCAGCAAGCACCGAATCACTTGAAATCGCTGATGGTAATGGTAGTAAATATCGTATTCTGTTCAAGACAGAAAACATTACCAAGATGATGCAAGGTTCTTATGATGTAAAAATTTCATCAAAGGGTATTGCATACTTCAAACATCAAACGATTGACCTTCAGTATTGGATTAGCACTGAGAATGGTTCGCAATTCAAAGCTGCTTGATTTGTTTTTTTATATTATGGAGAAAGTGAATGGAACATCTTCTTTGGGTCGAGAAGTATCGTCCTCAAACTGTAGCTGATTGTATTATTCCTGAAAGGCTGAAAATGCCTTTTCAGGAGTATGTCAATCAAAAACATATTCCCAATCTTTTACTTTGTGGCACAGCAGGTGTTGGTAAGACAACTGTTGCTAAAGCATTGTGTAAAGAGATTGGTTGTGATTACATGGTTCTGAATGGTTCGGATGAAAACGGTGTTGATACTATTCGGACAAAAATCAAAACATACGCATCTTCAATGTCACTTGCTGGCGGTCGTAAAGTAGTCATTCTTGATGAAGCTGATTATCTGACACCAAACGCACAAGCGATTCTACGAAATGCGATTGAAGAATTTGAAACGAATTGTTCATTTATCTTTACTTGTAATTTCAAAGCAAAGATTATGGACGCATTACATTCGCGGTGTGCAGTCATTGACTTTGGTTTGAAGAACGATGAAAAAGCAGAAATGGCAGCACTGTTTTTCAAACGCATTTTGTTTATTCTTGAATCTGAAAAAGTAGAATTTGAACATAAAGTTGTTGCTGAAATTATCAAGAAACACTTTCCAGATTTTCGGAGAACTATCAACGAACTTCAACGGTTCTCTAAATTCGGTAAGATTGATACAGGTATTCTTTCACAAGTTATTGATGTTTCAATCAATGATATTGTAAAGTATCTACGCGAAAAAGACTTTGGTTCAATTCGTAAATGGGTTGCTGCTAATCAGATGGATCCTCAGGCATTGTTTAGAAAATTGTATGATTCTCTTTATGATATTCTGAAACCACAAAGCATTCCACAAGCAGTTATCATTCTTGCAGATTATCAATACAAGCAGGCATTTGTTGCTGATGCCGAAATCAACATTGTTGCATGTTTGACGGAGTTGATGGTAAATCTAGAATTCAAATGATTCAGTGGATAAAAAATGACTATCGAACTAATCGCATACGTTTTATTGTCGAGTTTATCGCTTGGTTACTTAGCATATCGTGTAGTATCATTATGGCTGTCACTGTGCCACAACCGCCCTTATTATTACTATATCCTTTATGGATTAGCGGGTGTTTTTTGTTTAGTTGTGCTGCATACAGTAGGCGTTCTTTTGGCTTATTGGCTAACTACCTCCTTTTGATAAGTATTGATGTAATAGCTTTGGTAAGATTATTATGAGCAATCCTTTTGATTATGTCAAAGAAATCCTTCAGAGTAAGAATAATCTGATTGTTGATGAACAGACTGAGAAAGATTATAATCCTTTTATTATAAATCGCGCTCTTTCTTATCATCAAGACTGCGTTTATTTTGCCAATGAAATGAATCGTCGGCACCATTTGGACAAGAAATTGCAAAATTCATTTTTGCTAAATACTATCAGGTCCAAAAAAAGACCGTTTGCCAAGTGGGTTAAATCAGAGAAAAGTGAAGATTTGGAATGTATCAAAAAGGTTTACGGTTATTCCAATTCTAAGGCTGAAGAAGTCCTCAACCTACTCAGTAAAGAAGAAATCCAACAACTAAAAGAACAAACCGAAATCGGTGGATTGAAAGGACGTAAAAATGGTTGATTTGACTAAATTCATTGAAATAAAATTAAACGAGCAAGACGATTTTCTAAAAGTAAGAGAAACACTGACCAGAATCGGTGTTTCATCAAGAAAAGATAAAATTCTTTATCAATCTTGTCACATTTTACACAAACAAGGTCATTATTATTTGGTTCATTTCAAAGAACTGTTTGCTTTGGATGGTAAACCTTCTAATATTTCCGATAACGATATTCAACGTAGAAACGCAATTGCCAAATTACTTTCAGAATGGGGCTTGATTACTGTTCTAAATCCTGTTATAATGAAAGATGACATTGCGCCACTTCATCAAATCAAGATTATTTCCTATAAAGAAAAAGATGATTGGGAATTGGTAGCAAAATATAATATCGGTAAAAAAATACGCGGTAATAACTAACATGGTTCTATATCATGAAAAAAGTAAAAGTGAAAAAATTGAAGAATCGGTATACGGGTGAAATACTATATACCAAAAATATAAATGAAACAGTATTGAATGGGGAAACTACCTTCATCAAAGTATTTCGTGAAGGTAATCCTCAAAGAGAATTTCTAATGAACAAGGATTCTTTTGAAATCCTTGCTAAATAGAAATGTAACGCCTTCGGGGTTACACATTTTAAACTTGCTTAACTAAGGAGACTATATGACTACTCTAGGACGTATTTCATTTGCACCACTTACACATTCAACTCTAGGTTTTGAACGCTTTTTTGATGATGTTGAAAGACTTATGAATTTGGATGTTTCTAAAACTGTTTCAAACTTTCCACCACACAACATTCTAAAACTTGATGACAATGTATATGTCGTTGAGTTGGCTGTTGCTGGCTTTGCGAAAGATGAAATTGAAATTACTATCAAAGATGGTAATCTAGTTGTAACTGGTGAAAAGAAAGACAAAGTTCCTGAAGGAAGTTATCTTCACAAAGGTATTGGAACTCGCGCTTTTACTAAAACCATTTGGATTGCTGACACTGTTGAAGTTCGTGGTGCAGAATTCAAAGATGGTATTCTACGCATTGGTTTGGAAAATGTTATTCCTGAAAGTAAGAAACCTCGTAAAATTGAGATTTCTGCTGAATTGAATCTTCCAAAACCAGAACAACAACTTCTCAATGAAGGCAAAAAAGTAGCTTGATACTTTTTGGGGAAGGATGCAATGTCCTTCCCCTTTCTAACTTTGGATATATTATATGAAAGCTGATAAAAATTTTAGAATGAAGCAAACAACAAAAAGAATGTTGACGAATCTTGAAGGTGAAGAACGAACATTCTATAAAGATATTATGATTCAGGCACAATTGATTGCTGCCCGTCCTGCTCCAAGAGACAAACAGGTGAAAAATGACGAATCAGAATCAGACGTATAAATGGCACAAAAGATTCTTAGATTTAGCAAAACATATTTCCACATGGAGTAAAGACCCAAGCACACAAGTTGGTGCAGTAATTGTTGATAATTCAAAGAGAATAATCAGCACAGGTTATAATGGATTTTCAATGGGTGTTCACGATAATATTGAGCGTCTTGAAAATCGTGATATCAAATATGAAATGATTGTTCATGGTGAAATCAATGCTATCGTATTTGCAAGACAAGATTTGACAAATACAACATTATACACTTATCCATTCATGCCTTGTAGCCGATGTGCATCAATAGTTATTCAAAGTGGTATCAAAACTGTTGTTGCACCATTCAATAATAATCCGCGTTGGAAAGATAGTTTTGAAATTACACAGACTTTATTTGCCGAAGCGGGAGTTGAACTGATATTACTATGAAAAAAACATACACTGGTAAAGTTGTTGATATTTTAGAAAATGGTGATGCGATATTAGAATTACCTCAAGATATGCTTGATGAACTTGGATGGAAAGAAGGCGACAAATTAGATTTTGCTAAAATGTATAATTTTGTTATTATAAAAAATCTTACTAAAGAGGAAAAAGATAATGCTAGTTCTACCTGATGAAATGATTGGAAAACCTATTGGATTTACTTGCTCAACTTTTGATTTGCTTCATGCTGGTCATATTCTTATGTTAGCAGAAGCAAAAAACATTTGTGATTATTTGATTGTTGGACTTCAAAGTGATCCGACAATTGACCGACCAGGAACAAAAAATAAACCTGTTCAGTCTGTTGTTGAAAGATATGTTCAACTTGAAGCGGTAAAATTTGTTGATGAAATTATCGTATATGATACAGAAAAAGATTTGGAAGATATGTTGATGTTTCTTCC